TGGAGAGTTTGATGATTCTAATATTCTTTATGTAGACTCAGATACTCTCTTCTATGGAGATGTTCAGTATCTTTTTGATCATTATAACTATGCAGAGGTATTTGGTAGAGAGGAATTTGGTTTCAGGCATGATCCTAATACTGGTGGGGGAAAGGATATAAGGAAAGCACTTGATTATGTGGATCAGTGTATCGTAGATGCTGGTGGGACAACTCAGGTATACAAATATTGTCTGGGTGTGATGTTATTTAATAATGGACTTCATTTAGATATAATAGATCGTTTAGGTGAGTTAGTTGAGTTGATGTTAAAAATAAAGGATAATAAGATTCCTTATCCCGTCCCTAATCCTCGTATAATTGACGAATATGCTATGTGGGTTATACTGAGTAGGATTGGTGTTATTGGTGGTCTCTTCGGGGTTCAGGACGTGACTCAGGGGTATATAGAACAGAAACATGAAGAGTTCTTTAATCCTATTGTTTTACATTATACCACTAAGGGAGAACAACAACTTGCAGAGAATGATGAAAGATATAGTAATCTTCTAAGAGATGTTGATGAGTATAGTGAACAAATTGATCCCTTTCATTTATTATGAAAAAATTTTGGAGAATATGGAAGTATGCATTGGGTAGTTTCTCTGATGAAAAGACTAAACGATACGACAATTACATTGTTCTGGTACGTTCTTTTATTTTCATTTCTTATCTCATTACTAACTGTTTTATTATTGCAGGGGTCATAAGACATTGGAATTAAAGGACTGGTTAAATTCAATTAACTTTAATAAGCAAAATCTTATTGAAGAAGATCCTTCTACAATAAAGGATTATCCTCCATATATTATCAATCGTTGTTTGTCAGGACATCTTGATTGTATATTGTTTACTAATGAAATGAATAAATATTCTTTCCTTGATAAAGATATGCAATATTCTTTTTATCTAAATACACTTAGGAAAAAGAAGAGATTTAGTCCCTGGCTCCGTAAGGAAAAAGTCACAGACCTTGAAATCATTAAACAATACTATGGTTATAGTAATGAAAAGGCATCTAATGCCCTCAAGATATTAACCCCCGAACAAATTAATTTTATTAAACAACGACTTGATACTGGAGGAATGAAATGACTACTTCTACGCAGGAGCCAGAAGTTAAATGGTCGCAAGACCAAATGGTAGAGGTAACCTTAAATGAACCTGATGACTTCTTAAAAGTTAGGGAAACGCTGACAAGAATTGGTGTAGCATCGAGAAAAGAAAAGAAACTTTACCAAAGTTGCCATATTTTGCATAAGCAGGGTAGATACTATATCGTGCATTTTAAGGAACTGTTTGCTCTTGATGGAAAACACGCTAACCTTACTGCTAACGACGTTCAGCGTCGGAATCGTATTACTCGTCTCCTTGCTGATTGGGGTCTTATATCTGTAGTAAAAGCAGAATCTGTTTCTGATATTGCTCCTCTCAATCAAATCAAAGTCCTTGCTTATAAAGAGAAGGGAGATTGGATTCTGGAGCAAAAATATAATATTGGTAAGAAAGGTAAGACTCAGGATGCCGAGTAAGATTTATAATATATCTAATATTTTTTCCAAACAACAGAGAAGAAAACTTATAGCAGATTCAAAACCATTTTGTAAATTTGATTCTACAACTAAAATATGGCAAACTGGTGATCTTCGTTTTAATAAAGATTTTAGTGATCCTTCTTTGTATATTATTAGTTTATTTGAAAAACAACTTGGATTAAATTTAGAAATTATAAACATATGGATAACATATACAAGAGGAGAAAAGTTAGAATATCATACTCATCCTTTTGATTGGTCATGTATTTACTATATGAAAACTAATCCATTATTAAGAAATAATGGAACTAAGTTTAAATTTTCTGAAGATGATGTACAATTAGTAAAGTCTCCTCAAAACTCTGCGATTTTATTTGATGGTAGTGATCCTCATACCACCCCAGATTTTCTTCCATTATCTGGTAGATATGTTTTAACTATGGATCTTCTTATTGTTAATGATGACGGGACTTATAAAAATTTTATTGAATTACCTGGAGAAAAATTAAAAAGAAAATGATTAACACTATATTATTAATACTTTTAGTTATTGTTAATTATACAAATTTCTATCTTACTCATATTCATGGTAGAAAACCGAAAAGATTGGAACGGAGATCATCACCCACCTTTTCGAGGGATCGTGTATAATTAGTTATGTCGCCGTAAGGGACACAACTACACACTCGCTTTAAAAGGAGAACTATTATGACTAACCTAGCAAGGTATCACGCTGCAAATCTTCCAGATCTTTTTGATAAGATTACGAAGAACAGTATAGGAATGGACGATTATTTGAATCGGTTCTGGGATCTCGACACTACTTCCAATTACCCACCTTATAATATTGTACAAGTAAATAATGTCGAATCAAGATTGGAAATCGCACTTGCGGGATTCAAGAAGAAAGAAGTTAAAGTTTTCACGGAGTTTGGAAAACTATATGTGGAAGGCAAAAAAGAAGAATCAAAAGATGCTGGAGAATTTATCCATAAAGGACTGGCCCAACGTAGCTTCCAACGAGTTTGGACGATCTCCGACGATACAGAGGTTAGATCGGTCAAGTTTGAGGACGGACTCCTTACCGTGGAACTGGGAAAAATAGTTCCAGAACATCACTCTCGAAAAGAGTATCTTTAAATATGAAAGGGGATCTTGACGATCCCCTTTTTTATTGCTACAATATATACAGGTAAATATATGTTATGACCATTAAATTACTGCTCTTAAAATCTGGTGAAGATGTTATCGCTGACGTTACAGAAATGACAGCAGGAGAGGAAACAAGAGTAGTTGGATATTTTCTTAATAAACCATGTGTTGTGAGAATGAGAGATCCTGATGTTCTTTCTGAAGAACCTAACGGTCCTACTAAAGCAGGATTTGCAGTTTCCTTGTATCCGTGGATGCCTCTTTCTAAGGAAGATGTCATACCTGTTTCTGCAGATTGGTTGATTACAATGGTTGAACCTATAGATAAGTTAAAACAAATGTATGTTGAGGACATCGTAAATCATGGATCAAGTAATAAAGATTCTAGCACTGACAAATAATCAGATTCTGATTAGTGAAGTCGTAGAGGTTGCTGCTATGGATATTGGGCAACCTGATTGTAAATTAGTTAATCCCTGTATAATCACTGAAGGTAAGATGTTAGAACCTTATTTAAATGATTATACAAGAGATAATACTTTAATGATGGGATCTGATAAGATACTTACTCTTGCAGAACCAACTCCAACTCTACTTGAAAAATACTTAGATCTTATTGAAGAATGAAATTCTACACCAATGTCCAACTAATCGGAAACCAGTTTCTGGTTCGTGGAGTTGAGAATGGTAGAAGGTATGAACATCGTGATGAGTTCTTTCCAACTCTATTTGTTAAGTCCAAAAAGAAGACTAAATATAAAACGTTGAATGGAGAAGCAGTTGAAGCAATTAATCCAGGATCAGTACGAGATTGTCGTGACTTCTATAAAAGATATGAAGATGTTGAGGGATTTGAGATATATGGGAATGACAGGTATATTTACCAATATATCTCAGAGAAATACCCAGAGGATGAAGTCAAGTTTGACATATCTCAAATTAAACTTGTTACTTTGGATATTGAAACTACGTCTGAGCAGGGTTTCCCTAACGTGGAATCGTGCGTCGAAGAGATTCTGGCAATCACAATCCAAGACTATACTACTAAGCAGATCATTACTTGGGGAAGTAAACCCTTTCAGAATAATAGGAAGGATGTAACATATCATCATTGTCCTACGGAGTATGAGTTACTTACATCGTTCATAAATTATTGGATGCAAGATGTTCCTGATGTGATTACAGGATGGAACATACAGTTTTTTGATATACCTTATATTTGTAGGAGACTGGATAGAGTTCTTGGTGAGAAGTTGATGAAGAGGTTCTCTCCTTGGGGTCTTGTAAGTGAAGGTGAAGTTCATATCATGGGTAGAACTCATATCACATATGATGTAGGTGGTGTAACTCAACTAGATTATCTAGATCTCTATAAGAAGTTTACATATAAAGCACAGGAATCATATCGTTTGGATTACATTGCCAAGGTAGAACTTGGTCAGCAGAAGTTAGACCACTCTGAGTTTGAAACCTTTAAGGATTTCTACACACAAGGGTGGCAGAAGTTTATCGAATATAATATAATTGATGTGGAACTTGTTGACCGATTGGAAAGCAAGATGAAACTGATTGAACTTGCACTGACTATGGCATATGAAGCTAAAGTTAATTATAGTGATGTGTTCTATCAGGTGCGGATGTGGGACACCATCATCTATAACTATTTGAAAAAGAGGAATATAGTAATTCCCCCTAAGAACAGATCACAGAAAAATGAAAAGTATGCAGGTGCGTATGTCAAGGAACCGAAACCAGGAAAGTATGATTGGGTTGTTAGTTTTGACCTCAACAGTCTGTATCCTCATCTTATTATGCAGTACAATATTTCCCCAGAGACCCTCAGGGAAACTCGACATCCCAGTTCGAGCGTTGAAAGGATCTTAAATGAAGAGGTAACTGATTTTAATCCTGAATATGCTACATGTGCCAATGGAGCACAGTATCGAAAGGATGTGCGTGGATTCCTGCCAGAGTTGATGGATAAGATGTATGG